GGCTCATTAATGCTTCCATGCTTTCTTTCCTTATCTCTTTGTTCGTAACAAGCTAAATGTACGTCTGTTCCATTAGCAAAACATACAAAGTTATCTTGTTTTACATTAATAGGTTGCTCGCAATACGCACAAATCATATACCTTCAACGACTTCAAGCCACATTTGACAGCCTTCTTCAATATCACAAGCGACTCCTGTAATATTCAAAAAGAACAGTTGAAAGTAATCGCCGGGGTTTACTTTAACAATCCCGCTTATACAGTTTGATCCTGCTGAGTGACCTACTTGATGCGCTGCAGAATCCGTTGCAACGCCACCCCAAACCAAACCATTAGCCTGATAAGACCCTCCAAATGATTGAGCTAAATCAAAACTAGCTTGATATGCTACATGAGCCGCGCTGTAATGCACTATTCGTATTCCACTCATACCTTGGGTTGGCCCTGCACCAGACTGTGTAATCATTGCTGTTGCACCAACTTTGACAAACCTCACTGATCCATCATTAGGAACATATATACGACCTAAATTAGCCTGCGTAGTAAACGCGTCAGTGTCATAACCTCTTGTCATTGATGCTCGTACATGCAAGGTATTGTTTTGAAGGTTGCTTGTTGAAGTATTATAAAAAACATCAAATAAACCCGGATTAGCTGACGCTGTGTAAATCATAGCCTTTCGACCTGACAAACTAGCAGGGTGGTGTTGTAAAGATTGAGAGGCATCGTTTACATAAATTCCTGCAGTTCCACCGGGCGTTCCTGATCCTGTGTGCGTAAAGCGGTTTCCTGTTATAGTATGATTACGGACAGAGTTTCGTATAATTATACAAGAACCCTCACCAGACCATTGAAAAAAGTTTCCTGTAATAGACACCCCTGTAATTGTTTGTGTTGTATTAGGATCACCGATAGTTATGCCAAGGCCACCCATAAAGTTGTTATTACCATTTGGGGTGAGAGATACAAAAAAGTTATTAGATATAACAAATGATGTGTAATCAACGGCTGCACCTGATGTTGATAAACCAATCATTGTAGATGTAGTTGATTCTTGTCTGTTGTAAAAGTTATTGCCAGTGATAATAGCTTGCGAAAATTTACCGATAATATTGCCAACAAAATTTGAAAAGTGCGAGTTTGAAACTTGCAACGACAAAAATCCGTAAGGGTTATTATCGCATAAAATTCCGTAATTGTTTGCAACAAGTCCACAGTTTATAAGATAAATACCTTCTGCATCACCAGTATTGTTTGGACTTACACTGGGATCATTACAATGCACTGCCTGTTGACAGAAAAATATGCTACCGTCTGTAATGTGGTATTCTGTTGCTTGACCTTCTGTTGGTGGGGTTGTTCCCACACCAGTAGAAGTAATTTCAATGCCTGCTGTTGTCCCAATAAGTTGCGATACACCATCAGTATATTGACCATCAATTAAAAATTCAGACATTTTAAAATGCGGACAGTCATCTACATCAACAGCTTTTGTCCAGTAGGCACTTCCTATTGCTCCTTGTATATGCACTCTGTTAACAAATGCACTAGGATCTATAACCCCTGCACGAAAATGCCCATTGAATTGCAAAGCAATATTACCAGATCCACCCGCTTTGTTTGTTTGTATTGTTAAGTCTTTTACCCCAACTTCTTGACCGTCAGGAGCGCCCCCTTGAACGGCGGGAACACCAGACATATCAAACGTAAAGCCACCGTCAATACTTGCATCAAAACGCACAAATGTAACACCTATACCTGCACCCATAACAACTACAGGAACACCCGCAGGGATATTGATTTTACCTGTAACGTTACATAACCCCGGAGGAAAATATAATACACCACCTGTTTGTCTGTATGTCGTAGTTTGACTGTGAGGATCAGGATATTGTGTAGCTGTTGGGTTAGCGGGATCAAACAATTCTGCTAATGCTGTTTGAATTTGTGCAGAACAGTCGGTTGCATGATATGGAGCGCCATTACCTACGACAGCTACTTTTGTACTAACGCCTGCTGTTGTGCCTGCGGCAATACTTGTCACTTGACCGAAAGCATTAATAGCTACGTTTGCATTATTAAAAACAGTAGGTATACCTTGTGCGTTTGCTAAAGGCCATGTGCCTGTGCTAGGAGAATGAACAGGAGCCAATGCGATTTCTATATCTTGTGTATCTTTCAGTTGACCATTACCAGTTAAAGCGCCAATACCTTTGACTGTAAGATCACCGTTTGCTTGTGGTGCGCCCGATTCTATAGATGTAATTCTGCCAAAAACATCAACAGTTATATTGGATGGGTTTATAGCTGTTACACCAGAACCTAATGTTTCAATTGCTTTTAAACTAATTTCAATTTCTGCATCTGTTCCTGTTGTTCCACTAGCGCTTACGGCTCCGCGACCTTTAATGACTGTTCCTGAACCTGATCCACCACCCGCCGAACCGTTAGAAATAGCTGTTATTCGACCATATTTATCTACAGATACATCAGCATTTGTATAGTTGCCTTCCCCTCCTGTAGTATAGGACATCTCCGCTAAACTTATCGTTCGACCCTCAGTTCCAATAGGGCCACCATTATGTAAACCTACACCTGTACCTATTATTGCAGTAGTTGGAACTTTAGTTGAGTCAAGCGTAGTAGCCGTTCCTGTGGTGGTGCCATCTTTTGTAATAATCTGTTTGCCAGTAGGGTCGAAAGCAAGATACTTATTAGCACGACCTGTTGCATTAGTAGTAATGTCGCTGTTGTCACTATCAAAATCTGTTTCAACTACACCAAACTTTTGATCAACTTGCCGTTGCAAATCTTGTTGTGTAGCAACGATTTGATCAAGTTGTTTATTTAGTTCTCGTATATTGAAACCGCCAGATGGTGGGAAATCGGTTGTACGTTCTTTTTTAATATGCCTGACTAATGTTATATCAGTGTTCGTCACCCCTGTTGTAAATGTTACAGTGCCACTTGTAAAACCACCATCTTCTGCAACAACACCTGTAATCGTGTAATCAGAATCTTCGCTTTTAGCAAGAGTGCCATCATAAACTACAATGTCTGATGTTTTAAAAAATGGGAACGGTATTGTAAAAGTGGTTTGTGCTGCACTTCCCACAGTGTATTTAGTACGTGTAGCAACTTCTGTAATATTTAAATCAGCCATGCAAACCTCCGCGATCAGAAGATGATATGATTGTTTTTGTTAAGGTACGCACAATTATTCCGTACCGTCTTCTAAAGAACTAAATAACCAATCGAGATGGGCAATTCTATTATAAGGCAACAAATCTCTCACTTTAGAACCGTCTATGTTGCCAGTTAACACATCCCCTGCCATGCTTGCGGCTGTTGATGCAGCCTTAAAAGATGGCCCTAACATATATTGCATCGAAGAAAACTCACCGTGATTTTCGCTTGCACCTAACATAGCTTGTATAGATAAACTCCCGCCTGTTGCGTTACTGGCTAAGTTGTCTGCATCCATAAACCAGCCTGTCCATCCCGCACGACCAACTGCACCAATCATTAACTCATTCCAATCTTTGTCTGGCGACCCTAGTTGTGCGTTTCTTATTTGTTCGATAGCCAATCCAACGCCTGTCATTAGCGCTATCTGCGTCAACACATTTCTGTCTGCGTCTTGTAATGCTGGCACTAACACACGTTGATGAGACGCCATAGCAAATGATTTGAACTGTGTGAGCAAAGATAAATACTGGTTACTCATAAACAGGGGCCGTTCCCCCAAACCGGGAGTAACAATTATTGTATTTATTTCTTTACTCAAAGCATTTTCAAAAGCATCTTTAGCAATAAGATTATCCCAATTACGACTGTTGGCAATTATGTTAGCGTCCGTTTTTTCCCATTTGTCTTTCATTTTGTAGATGGATTGTGCCTCTGCCTCACCAATACCAGACTTGGCAAGACGTTCTCTTTGTTTGACGGTAGCTTTACCAAGCGCCACCGCAGTTACGTCATCGAGTATTTTTGTTCCGACAATGATACCGCTACTTGTTTTGACGAAATCATTCCAGAATGACATTCCATTTATCATAAAGTTAAATGATGCTAACCCACCTATCGCAGATTCAAAACGATTATGCACACCAAACTGATCACCAACATCTGCTATTTGTGCGGCTCTACTGCTTAACCAAAACTCATAGCTTTCACCAATAGATCGGTTTTGTGCTAATCCTTTTTTCCAAATATCATTTTTAGTAAGTGCCTCGAACAAACTGCCAAAAGATTTACGCAATCCGTTAGCTGTAACAACTCGCGCAATATCGGGGGCTGCAGCCATAGCTCCTGTAAGCATTGTTATTGCACTGTAGTTTTTAGCTATACGAATAGCTTTAGACACACCGCTATTGGGATTAGATGGCATCATGTATGTGCCACGCAACAAATCACGCATAGCACGTAAGTCTTCTAATGTTTCTGCCTTTTGTTTTGTTAATTTAGATCGTTGTGCTTCAGACGTTGCAGCTTTTATTTTTTCATCAAAGTTTGCTGTTACTTTAGCAATTGGACCAAGATCACCTGTGTTTACATTTGGCAACTCTAGATCTGTAGAGCCAAACTTTTTATACAACTCAAGGTCAGGCGCTACGCCACGCATATAAGTTGTAAGCACCGTTAGAATATCGTTTTCTAAAAAGTCTTCAAAATCTACGTCATTTATAAAATCAAGATCACGTTTATGAAATGCACTTGCAACCCCTGTGACAGTTTCATCTGATTGCACAAACGGATTGTAGTCACGTAATTGTCTTGCAATCTGCACCGCTTTGTCTTTTTTAAGACCGCCCACTTTCATTATGCGCTCAACGAACTGATCAAAGTTCTTTTCTATTTTATCTTTACGCCACATACGAGGGATGTACCCTTCGGCTGCAGCACGTAACGCATCGTTAGTTTGTTTAATTTCTTTAGTAAGTTGCGCAATTTTTGCGGCATTTTTTGTTGAATTTGTTTTTTGCAAACGTTGTATCTGACGCAGTTTTGCATCATTGATAATACCGCTTTCAACAATTTCATCTGTGTATTTTTTAATTATTGAATTTACTTGTGCAGCCGCCGCATCAATTTCTGGTATACCGCTTTTTTGTTTACTGCGTTGTACCTGTGTTACACGCTGTCTAAACTCTAGTATTGATGGTATTTTGTTCTGGCTTAAACCTAATACACCGCCTGCTCTACGCAATGGATTAACATTCATGCGTTTGAGCATATTGTTGTAACCGCTATAAATGTTTTGATGTAACTCACCTATGTCAGCACGATACTTTGTTTTAATGGTGGTTTCTAATGCCTGTTCAGTAGGTTGGAAACCTCCTGCGGCTGTGTTTTTGCGAAGCTTTGGAACCACCTCAAATACATTTAACAATAATGATTTAGCGTCCGCATCAACACCTGACAATACACGCGAAATAGGCGACAACATATCTCCTAATGCCCACGTTTTTTCAACACTGTTTTGTATAAGTTCTTCTGCAATAGATTCGGGCTTGGGTGGACTTGCTTCGTTTGCCATAGAACCTACCGATGCTTTACCTTCTGGCCCGGCTTCTGCTGCTTTACCTTCTTTAATAATTTGTTCAGACATAACGTGCTGACCAGCCGCATCTTCTGCGTTTATTTCTTCACCGTTACGTTTCATTATGGTTTGAAGTTTACTGAAAATACCACTTATAACATATTGCGTGCCAGCAATGGCTAATGTTTCACCTACTGCTGTTCGTACATCTCCTGTCTGGTCGGTTTGTGGAAATGTACGTCCTGCCGCTAATGTACCAGCTTTAAACGCACTTACCCCTGCTTTTGCACCCAACGCGACCCATGCTTCGGGAACTGTTATATAACCAGCAATTTGTCCAAACAACGATGCTTCTGGTGCTTTAGCCATACGCATACGTTTTTGTTCTGCGTTTATTAAGTACTGTGTGCGTTTTTCAAATTGCTCTTCATTAACAACTCGCGGTGCGTTCCACGCTCCTTCATAATATTCACGCAATGCTAACATGCCCATTGCTTCTAATCTTGCTTCTAAATCAAATTGCGGGTCCGCTTCTGTGTTAATACCGTTTTCATAATTGTAAGCAAGCTCATTAATGTTAACACCAGTACGGTTAAAGGCATCCACCATGCCATCCCATGTTTCTTCTGACGGCATATACACACTGGTAAACCCATCCCACACAGCGCCCCATGCTTCGCTTTTTGAAATATTGTATGAATTATCAAATGCAGGCGCTTCTATAACGGCTATATCATCTGACACGTCGCCAAAACTTGGGGTAGGCGGCAACATATCTGTAAAGTCCAGTATTTCTTCGCGTGTACGCACGCGATCCGACGCCACTTCTACTGTTTGTGGAGTGTTCGCTGTTACAAGACTTCGCAACAAAGGACGTAATGTCATCATTTACTCCTTTTAGGCTGCTTTTTTCTGTTTGCTTTTTTGCCTATAACAGCCAAATTGCTAGGACGATTATCTCTAGGGTTGCCATTTTTGTGGTGTACTTCTTTACCACGACCCGGTTTTTTCATACGGTTAGCTTTATTTCTAGCCGCACGATCTAATTTACCTTTTTTGGTTCCGTGTGTTGCTTTGTATTCTTTTTTATAATTGCGCGGTTTTTTCATTGCATATCCGTAGGTTCATTAGTTTCTGTTAAACCAAATCCACGTTTTATAGGACGGTTTTTTGCAATAGCGTCTAATCTTCTACCGCTTACTTCTCCTGCTACACCACCACCGAATGTATCACCAAACTCTGTATCAATAGCTGCATCGCCGATACCGCGACCTCTTGCTAATATTGCTCTTGATGCGTCGGTTTGTTTTTGTGCGTATGCGTTAGTAAAGTTTATGCGCGGCCCCCTGTTAGGCAGAAATAATTTATGCAAATTGCCACTTTCGTCAATTATAACCATTTCATAAGTGGTTTGCATTTTACCGCCTATGCCGGCTGTTTGCTGACCGTTAATCAATTTCAAACGTCCAGCTTTATACAACAAACCTAAATCCAATTCTCCTTTACCATCAATTTTATTGTCTCTCCCTCGACGATACTGTGATGTTGCTGGATACAACCTGTCAGAAAACTTTTGACCGCCAGTCGTTGTTAATAGATCTTGTGCTTTTACTATTTGATCTGCACGTTCGATCATAGCAATAGCGATTTGTTTTCCTGATATTTGATTGCCTCTATCGTCTTTTAATACTTGTTCGGGAGGCAAATGATGCAAATGCAAATTGTTTTGATCTTTTTGGTAAATGTTACTGCTAAAACCTAACTTGCCATCTTTACCGCCAAGTTTATTTAACACACTTCTAATTGCACCTTTGCTAGTTAAGTTATCTTTACCTAATGTAAGAAACTCTCGTCGTAACGCTTTAGTAAGATGTTTGCGACTTTGTTCTGTCATCACAATGCCTGTGCTATCTAAACCAGCAGTCAACGCTCTCCAAATACCTAGTTGGTCTAAACCGTCGTTAACTAAATGCAAGTTACTATTCATTTCTGCAAAAAAATCATATGCACCAGTTCTCGAATGACCAAGTAAACTATTAAATAAACCTCTAGCAAAAGTATTAATGAGACCTTTTTCGCCCATCTCATGCAGCACTTGCTGTACAATGTTTTGTCCATCGTCATTTACTTCAGCGATAAGCGTGTCTGCATCTTTTGCAGCTTTGTCTACTGTTTGATTTGGCATAGCTAACAATTTAGCTCTAATGTCATTTATTTGTGCAACATCCATTGTTGGATCTATTGCCTCGAACAATGCCGCAACTTTCATATCTGTAGGCAAAGTTATCGTTTCGCCATAATTAGCTTGTTCTGTATTGTACTGTTCTATATCCATTTTCAATTTAACCATTGCACGTAAAGTTTCCGCATCTTTACGAGGGTCGAACAGATTTAAAATTGCAGTAGGAAGCACGTTGTAATGTTTCCATTCATCTTTGTTTTCACGAAAAAACTCTGCTGCTCTTGCTGGATCTTTAAATACACCTTGTTCTATAGCATCATTCACTTTGCGGCTTGATTCTGCTTGCCACCAATCTATGTCTGCTTTCAGTGGACTTCTGGTGCCAGTTATAATGGCATTATGATTACGTTCTCCTGTGGCTCTGGCAGTGATTTTCTTTTGCAATGTTGTTGCGTCACTTTTTGTAATGTCTGTTCCATCGCTGTAAACTGCAGGCACCTCCGTTATGCGACCACTATCTGCATCTCTCGAAAAACCTTCCATGTCGGTTACTCTTGTTTCTAGTGCCGCTAAATCGACTCTGCCTTTTTGCGCTCTTGCTATATCTTTGAAATGTTTTTCATATGCTTGAGCATACAACGTTTCAAATCTACCGCTTTCTGCTCCACGAAACTTATCTCTGTATTGCCCAAAAAACTCATTAATATCTTCTGGCGTTGTCCATGTTTGTTGCGCTTCAATAGCCATCCTGCGGAACTCGCTAAATTTGTCATTTGCCCGTTCTATCCGCAAATCACCATTTACTTTGTCTGCTAATTTTTCAAATAACTTAGGAGGCAATCTTTTTTCGGCTTCTGCAAGCGACGCGACTTGTTGCCCAAGATTTTTATTTGTAAAATCTCTTACAAATTTACTATGACCTTTTAGTATTTTTGCGCTTAAATCAGATTGCTTCAACACAGACTGCACTTGTTTTTCGAATGTATCTTGCGTTATGTATTGATTCGCAAAGTCTTCAGCCCTAGCTGTTAACATTGTTTCTGCCGCTTCTTCTCCTTGTGTCATAGCAATTTGTGCATATTGCTGTGCTGTTATATAAGCAGCAAACTCTGTTCTTTTTGTCGCAAACTGTTTTTTTATACGTTGTTCCGAAATTGTTCCTTGTGAGGCAGTTGCATATCTTTTTTCTAACGCATTTAGTTTAGCATAATAATCATTTTGAAAATTCACATCCGAATAATTATCTTTGATGTTTTCAAAAGTAATACGTCTAGTTGTTTCTAACTCGTCTTCGATGCCTATAATATTTTGCTGTATATTATATTTAACTTCTCTATCTACTGTACTGTTTACAATGGGGCTTATTATTCCGGGCAACTGTGCTTTTAACTGTGATTGCACATTGGGATTTACACCACGCAACATCTTTCTTGTATATTTACCTAATTCATCTGCCATTGCTGCTGAGTTAGGCACACCTTCTTGCGATATTTGTATTTCTTTGGCTCTGTCGTAAACCGACGCTACGCTTTCTGCTACGGTAATTCGATCTTCTTCTGCATACAGTTCATCTAGTTCTCGCGCACTATCGCGCTGTACCATTCGCGCAAAGTCCCCAACAGGATTGGTTGGACGTACATATGGCATACCGCCTATGGAAAGACTGCGTGTTTCTCTCTTTAATGCCATTGTTTCCTCACACTAATAACTTGTCGCGCCTCGACCCGAAAATGGACGAGAAGAAGATACACTACGATTACTGCTTTTTAATAAAGTTCTTCCTCCCGCAAATGCAGTTTGTGCAGCACTCGCTTTAAATGCTTGCGAGTCAGCTTTGCCTTGCAACTGTATGCCTCTTACAGCACTCCCACCCGATACTCTTGCGGCTAAAATGTTATCTGCATCTCTGCGTAGGTTTTCTGTTTGTAATGCAAACGCAGACCGACTTGTTGAATCACCTCCATATGCGGCTCGTAATGCTCTGTTACGTGCTTTACGTTCTGCTGATTCTCTTCGTAACTGTGCTAACTGTCGCTGTGTTTCTAACTCTCGTTGTTTAGCTGCTTCGGCTGCTCTACGTTTCGCTAGGTTTGCTTGCTTCAAATCAGAAACAACCCCAACGGCAGTGCTTGCGGCAGTCAAAGCAAGTAAAATGGTTTCTGTTCCAGCCATTAGTACGCTATCTCCGCTGACATTGATAATATTGTAGCTTTCATTGGTTCATTCAAAGCCAACGTTATTGTTGGGTCTCTACTGTATCCCAATATATTAAACTCATATGGCCCACTTCTTGGCTTTGGTTGGCCCGGCAAGTTATCCGTAACATCCCTAGTTAGAATAACATCATCTTCTAATTTCAAAGATAACGTGTCATATGTCTCAACTATAAGACGGCTAACACGACGTTTTTTTCCGGTGAGTGTGCCTGATCTTGTATTTGCATCAAATGGCATAGGTTGCATATAAGCAAGGTATGGCAAGCCAACTTCTATGTCTACTTGCTTTGTAACTGTGTCAGGCAAATCTAAGCGACCAGCACTATCAACTGTATATGTGCCTAGAAACGCGTTCCTTGATCGTACAGCGACTTTGGTGTTCGCAAACTCTAACAACCCCAAAAATGTCCTAGAGGCCGTCTGGACGCGAATACTGCGGGCTAAATCGAAGTAGCGGGCATTGTTGAATCGCTCTAAATAAAATTTGTTGCCGCCACGTATCCTTCGTTCTGTTATTACAAAAATATCGTCATTGACTACTGTAATAGCTTTAAACTTGTCACTAGATTGTTCTGATGTAAATAAATCTAACTGACTCATGAAATGAGTTTGTGATGAAAATTTAGTATCAGATGTAGCATAGTTAACTACATTAGATTTTTGCCCTGCATCGTTAGTGCCGGGAAACCACAATGCCCATCCACGCGATTCTTGCTCACGGATACTATGAAATACTGCAAGAGAACCATTATCCATTACAAAAAACGCATATTGTTCGGGGTAATTAGAACTTGTTATAACTGCTGAATCAATTGGGTTCTCTATCAAATGACCCGCTAATAAACTAACAGATGGGCTTTCATACGCTTGACTAAGATCTTTGAAATGATATTCACGTATATTTTTACCACGACCACGTTGTACAAATAATATAGCACCATCAAACACAAATGGTTTCACTCTTTTGCAACCAAAATACGTTTGCGGTTTTACGTTCATATTGGTGGGCGTAAGCGCTTCACCATCATCAACTGACGTAAACATTTCTGCACCGTCGGTAAAAATAGTCAAATCTCTACCGGGTATTAAATATTCTATTTTACGAACTTCGGATGTAGCTGCATTAAAATCTATAGCGTCATCATCTAACGCAGTTCCAACATCAAAATTAAAAAACTGTTCCGTTTTGCTTGCTAACAAAGCTGATGGTCGTGTCCGTGGGCCATTAAACCACAAACGACCTTCTCTAAAACAAGTTGTAGATGGATAACCGCGCAGATCACTAAATAATGGCTCTCCCCAATCTAATGTATTGGTTGTGCTGGCATATAGTGTTGTGCCTGTTGTACCAAAATCTTTTTTAATAGTAACAGTAGCGTCTTGCAAAACACCGCCCGGATGCAGTGCAGTTACTTCTACTTCTTTCAGTTGATTGTCAGATGGGTCTAAAATGGAAATACGCAAACCTATATGTTGTGTTTTCCAAAAATCTGTAACCCCTGTAGAACCATTATTACGATAGATACCAATAGTAATACTGTCACCAGCATTATAAGTAGGGTTAGATGCAGGATTATTAGCGCGTAGATGCGTGTCTGGTGAAACAAATTTATGATACGGCTGAAAAATATATTCACCTTTATCATCACCATCGAATGTAAATTCGCTAAAAGTAAACTCATCTTGTCCAATACGCTTTAAAATATATGGTGGAATGTTTTCATGCACTATAATCATAGTGTCTGCAAATTGTGTAAAATCTAGTGCTTTAGCAGTTTGCAAGTTGTATGGTGTAAATATTTCTTGTATTAGGTTCCAGTTTTGTAAATTTTCATAAATGCGAATTTTGTTTTGCACAAATACTAAAAGGTAGCTTGTATTTTCAGAAAACACGAAAGGCACTAAACGACCATCGGCTGGTAGGCTGTCTACAAAATCTGTACCGGGCCTTGTTTGTATTCCACCTTGCGCTAATTGCCTAAAATTACGCATACGCAAAGCGCCTTGCACATATTGTTTTACATCAGTGCGTCCGCGCATACGAGGGTCTAGTTCTCCGCTACTAAACGTAGCAATGGTTGATTGCGCTATAGCCATTATATCAACCCTTCGTTACCCGACCTTTGACCTCGCCTTGCACTCATCATCTGTTGTGTGTTCAACACTCTTGGAGATGACTGACCGCCATCTTGCGCTCTTGCTTTTCTGCGATAGGTGTCCCCTGCAGCCAATAACATTTTTGACTTTTCCTCATTTTCCGTAAGAGATAAGGCAAAGATACCCGCCAAACCAAATATCACGGCCATACGGAAATGCGGAGGCCAGTTAGTTACTGGAGGCTCAGTAGTGCGATCAACAGAAATAACGCTATTACTGTCAGCATCAATAAGAAGTTTGTCACCTTCCATCTCCCATTCGCCTAAGACTGAACGACCTCGTTCTAGTACGTTCCACACCCTGATTGTGTTACTGGGTATTTGAAAAACGCCTAAACCTGTTGGATGTGTAACGCTCGAAACAAAACTTGTTACTACTGTATTGCTGGCAAACCGCCATCTGGTTTCAAATAGTTCTGCTTCTATCAAATCTTCTAGCACAGTATTGGCGACAAGTGCTTGCGTAGTTTGGTCATCTAGTGAAGTAATTGGATTGTCTCCAACCATGATAAGAGCAGAATTTACCAAATCTATTTTTGTTTTACTCACTGATCACCTACCTATTTAAAAAAGGGTGAGCAGAACGATGAAAGAGCCGAAAACCGTCCATACTCACCCCATACCCCGAAGGGATCTATCTGCTGTCAGTTGCAGTTATTGCATCCACGTCGCCTGTATCTACAGTACCACCTGAATTTGCATTTACAATTACTTGACCGACACCATCAGATGCTTTGACTAAAATCACGTCGTTGACGTTCAAAAACTCAGAAGCACCATTGAAGTAGCCAGAAGCATCAACAGTATTTTTTGCATCAGATGTTGCATACATATACTGCGTAAATCCTGCACCTTGGCATACTCGGGAAAGTGTATTGAAAGTAAAAGCCATGTTACCCTCCCTATTCCGTGTATTTGACTTCTTCGATACCATCATTGTCAATGATGACAGCACCAAGAGCCAAGGAACCAACAAACAAGAACGCAGCATATTCGTTCTCATAAGATGGTGTAATTTGTGGTTCAGCGTTCATACCAAGACCAACAGCAGAACGGTGGTAAGCAAAACTCTTACGAACATTGCTACCGTCTACATCGAGACCAGAGAATGTCCAGTATAAGAAACCAAACCAACGCTTTGCAGTAATGCCAGTAGGCCAAGGTAGCTGATCAGGGCCGATATAGTCAGCATCAGAAAACTGATCAATGCTGATAAGATCGTTCCAACCAGCAGGACTTACAGGCCAATACCGTTGTCCGTCATCTGGAACATCTCTATTACCCATGCGTGTATGTACGTTTTGTACTTTAGCAAGAGTTATACCGCCAGAAGATGATTCAGAATCGTTGGTTGCTGCATCCATAGCCGCAACTAAGATTTCGTCAACCTTACGACCTAAAGCACCAGCTATTGCTTGCACTGTTACTTGTCGCTCATCAATGTTAGTTTTTAACATATCGAGTTTATCAACAAGTTCGCCAGCATAGTAGTCTGCCATTGTGACTTGAACTTTGGAGTGTCCAAGATTCATCAATGGAACTTTACCATGCCTAGCTTTTTGCCCCGCCGTTCCTTTTCCTATTTTTGGAAAAGTATCGTCTTGAGCAGACACCTTTTTCTCACGCACTGTGTTTCGGAGTTTAGAACCCATACGCTGGAAAGCAACGTGTACTTCACTCTCAAACTGGGAGATAAAGGTGGTATCAATGGTAGGAGCTGCCATTCGACTATCCAATCCTTTAAAAAGTTAATAACAAAATACGGTTGTTCCTAGCAGATGGGCTAATCTGGTTGTTCCTTTCGGGCCAGTACCACCATACTTTTGGGCCGATGTTATACCTCTATATAAAGGATTTTTATTACTCTACGCACAAAAGCTAACAATTCCACTTTCTTAGTGCTTTATTAATTCTGCTATTAGGATCTCTAGCAGTTTTCGCGCTAGTCAATTTACGCTTCATGCCCTTCATGCGTGAGCAAAAAGACTTTCTTCTTTTAGCCGCTTTACTACCTTTTTTAAGTTTAGACGGCTTTGTTGTTACAGGGGCTTTCAGATTGCCACCTGTTTTTCTATTGTAACTTGCACGACCCCGCGCGTTTAAGCCACCACTTTTGCTCTTTCCTGCTTTCCGTTGCCATGCAGGAGTTTTAGCCATTTTTTATTTCCCTACTTGTTTTTGTGCCTTTTTATGAGCAGCCGTAAAACTCATTCCATTTTGCAACATCAATTTTCGCATCATCGCCATATGTTTGCTTGAGTGATGAGCGCTGTGTCGTTTCAGTGTTGCCTTTTGTCTATCTGTAAGTTGTTTCTTTTTTGTAGCCATTACGCTCTCTTTTTACGTTTTTTCGCTGTTTTAGCAGATTGCACAAATGCTTTTTTAGTAGGAGCGCCTTTTGTTCCGGGCTTTCTCATTTTTTCACCACTGCCAGCTTTAATTCTTTTTCGTTTTGCATGAATGTTTGCATAAAGTCCGGGTCGTTTTGCCATTTATCTGTCCCTGTCTCTAAGATTGTTAACTAAATTAAATAGAGTTTCTACTTTTTTATTTAAATGTTCAACATCAACTTTTGTTTTTATAATCGCGTATACCATACCACCCAGAATCGCGAAAGCTGCGATAGCCGTATTCAGCAAGTCAAGAGCGTCTATTCCTTCCATTATGCCCCCGGTTTTTGTAGAATTTCTCCATGATCCCCTCCATCTGGCAAACAACTATGTCCTGATGGCGTGTGTACTACGGCTGACCATTTAAGAGTTTTTTTATTAACCCAAATTTCTGTTATATGGCCCCTTGCAGATAAACCACGCCAAATGCGTTCTTCCCCTAAATTTTTTAATTGATCGATAGTTTGTTGCGTTGGCAAACACGGCAAATAACTATTCATTTGTGTTTCCATAGCATCATCTAAATCACTAGTTGCCTGAGAGTCACGGAACGTAAAGAACAATATAATTATTGCCAATACAAGAACCGTGACTTCAGACCACCTCATTTACTTAACCATTCTTTTAGCAGGTTTTTTACGTTTCTTTTTGAGCGACATCTTTGATGTTGGGCCGGGGTAAGGCTTAACTTTTCCCCCTTTTTTAGAATAAGGCATAGTAGTATTCCTCCGCTATCAGCCATTTTGTAAACGTTCAAATCCTTTTGTAACACGATCTATTAGTTGTTGATCACGCACACCTGCAGCACCCCAGTATTTTTCTGTATTCATAAGTGCTTGCAGTTCTTCTAACGATTCTGCCACTGGCGTAGATTGTTGCCCATTAACATTATTTGCTGATGTTTGTGCCAGACTCATCATCTCTTCTATTGCTACCACGCCCTCTGCGGTAGTTGCTAACATATTAAGTGCATTTTTAGTGTCTTCTGACAGTTTCGCGTCAGCCCATGCGTTTATAGCATCTATTCTAGTTTGACCGTCTTCACCAAGTTTTGCTAGTTCTTGATCGACATTTGGACCATTTGCTTGCATGGCTTCCACATAAGACTTGATCCCTGCTTGGAATCCGTCGTTATCCATACCCATTCCATGCGCTTGCTCACGCCAAAATGACAAAAGCGGGTCTCCTTCTTGGAACTCAACACCCTCCAACTCAGGGAGCGTATAATCCGACGCATTTTCTGGCCTGTTAGCAAGACTTTCAGCTTTAACTTCAGCACGAAGATCATCCATCTTAGAGTGAAATTTTTGCTCCAACTGAGTATATGACTCGCCAAATGTTTGAAGCCTAGCCTCTCCTTTGTCTGCATCCCAAAATTTTTCTGGTACATACTCAGGTCTACTAGCTATCGACTGTTCTTGTGTCTCCACTGACTCTGTTGTTGGCTCTGGTGAAGATGTTTGTGACTCGCTCATTTGTTCCTGTCTCCGCTGCTTTCAGTTTGTTTGATGTTTCTATTAATTTTATTATGTCCGCATATACTGATCTTCGACCCTCCATATATACGGCTTCTGAAGGATCTATTGGCGGTTGCAATATGGTATTCATTGTTATTGACCGCAAATATTCTAAAACTATTTCTCCGTCTTTTGATTCAAAAAAATTTGTTGCTAAATGTGCTACTGTACTCTTTGCTATTTGTCTATTCATATAGGCGGCTCTCCACGTTGTTGTTCCAATACAGGCGCTAATTGCCCGACAGTTTCCTGCAATAATGCAGCTTGCTCTTCTGGCTTGCGTAACAAGTCCAAAGGAATTTGTTGTTTTTCTGCATACCATTTAGCAGCTTTATCTTGATCAACAAGCACTTGTAATATCTGTGGGCCGAAAACACTAACCATACGCTGCAAAAACTGATCCATATTAGTTACATCTTGCATACGTTGTGCTGTAGCCAATGGCGACTGCGATACAATCTGTATTTGTTTGCCATCGATTGTTGGTATCTTAATAAGACCTTTATCTTTTAAAATATAGATAACTCGCTGTATTACAGGTTCAACCAATTCTTTCATCAAACGACCAAAAGCTGGCCCAATTTCATTAGCGAGTTGAGCCATACGTTCTGCAACCTCTGTAGCCGACATTGGTGTGGCTTCATGTGGTCTACCTAGTTGCTGATTGTATAATGCTTTTTTAATGTTATGACGCATATCATCTAACACTAACTGCCCTACATCGAATCGTGCAGGAGTTTGCAATGGATCTATACGAGATCCGGGGGCGCGAGGGATGATGATTCCCGGTCTTAAGTTAATGCTATCTGGATTTATCACCCCGTCATCATCCGCTTGCCACATTCCAGTTACCGCCATATCAGCGTTTTCTAGAATTAGTTGCACTGTTAAGTTACAAGTGCGTATTGCAGGAAGAGCATTTATAACAGGGCCACGACCATAACTTTCGCCAGCAGCCTTGCTCCATCGGAACAATATCCAAGGGTTAGATCCACGACCCTCGTATCGCTCTCTGGCTATTTCTTGCTCTATAGACGGTATATGCGCTACATAATCCCACTGTCGTAAATTCGGCTTACTACGATCTCGCATCGTACTTTGTACAAGTTCTATACGATCATCTGTATAATTTTTTGACTTAATGACTTCATATACATCTTTTGGAAGATCAGGATACATAATCGGTAAATGATCTACTTTACAAAACTTCCTGTAATGTATGTCATCGATTTGTCCATCCGGGCCATCTTCGATAGCAATTTCTGTAAGTGGTATAGCACGAAACCTTAAAGGATCTATTGCATCTCCGGGCATAACATGAAGTATTCCTGTACCAACTGCTAAATCATGTAGCGCTTCATTTACTTCTTGGTCAAAATTAGAAGCAGCAATGTAGTCAAATACTTTCTGTGTAATTGCTTGCAACTCTTCGTTTATTTCTTCTGCCTCATCAACATCTTCAATATCACTGCCAGCAACTAAATTAGCCCATCGACTAAACGGTGGCATTAAACTACTTTGCAATTCGGCTGCAAATTCTGTAACACCAACAACAGCAGTTTCATCAAATATTCTATCTGTACGCGATTGACCTAATGTATCGCTATAATCAAACCCTTGTCTGGTCGGCATAGTATAATCATACGCATCTTGAAATAGCGGTCTAAACTTATCTCTATTGTTAAACGCCATTTCTGCTTTGTGTTTAATGTCTTTAGGAGTCATAAGTTATCCCAACAAACTTTTTTTAGTTTGGTTATCGCCTGTACCAGCACCTAATAAACTCGAATAGCCAACACGACCACGCATACGTGCATTTCGCAATCTGCGATCCTTTTCTTCTTGCCTTGCTTGTTCTTCCTCGGCTTGACGTTGGGCTGCTAATCTATCGGCCTCTAGTTGTGGATCAGGACTATCCCCACCAAATAACTTTTTTGTAATACCGCCCATTCCATTCTCCACTTACAATTCGGTAGGTGTAAAACAAACCGATGCACCGGCTTTTTTGTACGCACAAAACAATTGCGTTGGTGTCCACGCCCAACTTTTAAATTTCACTAAATGCTTCATTGCGCTTACACAAGTAGCTATTGGGTGAAATGGTTTTTTGTACGTCGCATCCGGCTCTAAAGCACTCAGGATTACACTTTCTGTATTATAAAAATGTATCAGCATTGCATCTACGTGATCTGTTGTAAGTTTCGTTATGCAAATTCCGTATAACGACCACTCATAAAAGTACCATTGATCTAATTCGGGGTCGAACCCAAGTGCCGCTACGTGTTTGTATTTGCCTCTACAAAACACATAATCCCACCAATACATTTTTTTTCTAGCAATAAATACTAAGTACCACGACGAAATATCTGTTCCCATTTGTCATTTGCTCTTTTTTTAGGTTGCATCACGTGTTTTTGTCTATCAAACGGATCGAAAAATGCCTTACCATTTACTACGTTAGCTTTTTTTTGTCCAAGCATTTGTCTCGCTTCTCCACCACCTACAATGGCATACTGCAAAGCATCATGTACGTGACTAAATTTATTTTTATCTGGTGTATCGTGATAACGTTCAGTTACACCACTAGCCCTCACACGAACATACGAATACCCACCCTCAAACCCGCGCTTCAAGACAGTACAACTAGGATCTATCAAAAATCCTGATTTGCCTTGAATAACGCGAGTGAGTGTCCCATCCACACTATCTATCCGTAAACTTGGATCATTTGTGGGCGCTGGATACGCTTTTAGCCCTGCTACACGCAATATGCTAAATGGCGTTTTTTCGTCGGTCTGCGCTCTATAGTCGCCAGCCGGGTCTCCATATACAATTACGTCACCAGAATGGTCTGGGAATTTTTTGGCGATAACGTGTTTTACTTCTTGAGCGAATTTCTCCGCACCCATATTCGCAGCCACTAATTCTGCCAATACTATCCACCGTCCAGTTGGCAATCGTTGCGCAAAGACGGCTGCAGGCGTTAATCCGAAGTCCATACCTACGATAATTGTTTGACCCGGAGCAGGAGGGATTGGTTCTTTCGCTACGTGCAAATCTGCTGAAAAATTGGGATATACTACTTTCCCATCCACCACATTGCCAATTCGATTCATAACATAGACATCTATCCATGATTTTGTTTTCCCACTTATAAGTTTCGGATAGTACGTTTCCACGAGGTTGTCTTTGTTCTCAGCTTTATTGTTTAGCTGATAATCTAAAACTTCCCCATCGGGCGCTTTGATCTCTTTCAAGGCGCTTGGTTGCGTAAAAAACTTCCAATCGTCGGGCTGTACAAGTGTTAACGCTTCTTCTCTTGTTAAATACTCAGGTAATGGCACTTCCCCTGACATGATTGCCCACCAATGGTCTTCGTCAGGTGCGTTCGTGTCCATAATTACACCATACCACGTAGGTCCACCGTCTTTTTTACTTGGGAATCGGCCAACACGCATAGTACACGCATCGATAATAGATTTAGGCACTTCTCTTGCCTCATTTATCCAAATGCCAGTAAATTCTATAGATAATAACTTTCTAACGTCTTCGTCACGGTCTAACGCTATAAATATTACTTCTATTTCTACATCTGCAAACTTAACAACATGCGTATATGGCACTGACCACTTAAAAATGCCAAAAACATCCTCTGGATACCAATCTAGCCATGTTTTTATTGTTGTTGTGCGTAATTGCGGGTTTGTATTGCGTACAACACCCCATCTTGACCGCCTAACACCACTTTTATCAGGTTCTTGCTGGCAGGCACGTCGCATTACTTCTATACAGCAACTTACCGACTTACCGCTACCTACAGGGCCACGTACACCACGCACAAAAGAATCATCTTTTAGAAATTCTTTTAATACCGGGCCACCCGGCTTATACGAAAAATCGTAAGTTTTAGGTGAGTTGTCCAGCATCTATCAAAGCCTTTAACTGTTTCTCAGCGACCCTTGGGCCAATAGCTTCAATAATGCGATCCATCTCCCTTTCTGTCATATGACTTGCAGGATAGTTTTTCATGTGTACTTTTCTAACAACTTGCCTAAGTTTTTGCAAATCATCGAATGATAAGCTGCCTAACCAATCTGAATAATGATATGGCTCTATTTTGCTGTAGTCTATGCTCTTTTCCATTATTTTATTCCTCAGGTTTTTCGGGAAATTCTACATCAGGCCAATCTTCATGCGCTGGCAAATCCCTTAGTGCCTGTCTATATGTTTTCATTGCATCTGGCATTGTAACATCTGATAATGCGTAAAAGTCTGTTTCTGCCAGTAACGCATTTCGTTTTTCCCTTTTATCAGCCTCCTGCACAGATAATATTTCTGCCTCTCTAGCTTTATTTTCATCAGTAATGTCACGCTCTGTATATGTATAATGGTATACATTATCTATTAGTTCATGCCCTGTAATAGTAACTTCTTTATTAACATCATTAATCCAAGGACTTTGCACTTCATGTAAAACACCATCAACTAATACTTCATGTGCATCATTATTGCTTTCAAATGCTATATGACCTTCTCTTTCAGCTTGTTGCCTAGCTAATTCAAAATTACCTATAGCTAAAATTTGTTGACATATACCTTTGTTGTCAAAAATTTTTAACATTATGCAAAACCTTCTATTTCTTTAACTTCTACCATTACGTCTGTTCGTTGTCCTGATTGATAACTGCTGTAATTTTGAACTCTATAAAAGTAATAAAGTTCTTCACCTGCTTCCATAATAAAATCTTTTTGTGCATCAACTTGAGCAGCGCTATTTTGACTACCACTCCAAGGATCAGAGTTACTCTGATATTGTTGTGATGAAAACATATCATTTGAACTTTGTCCCCTAGGAGAGTTATCACTTGATAGATAAGCATTTTGCATATATTTAGCTTGACCACTTCCCCACCAACCTTGATTATATGCACCCACGCTATAGTTAGCACCTATCGAGGATTCTAAGTAGTCGTGAGGATTTCTTAGTGTTATCATTTGTCCATCACTAGCAGAAGAATTAAAACTATATTTACCTACTGCAATGATGGAATGTAATCTAGGACTAGACGCATATTTTTGAGCAGCTAATTGAATAGCAAAAGTTTGGATTGTTCCAGTATTTACTTTACCTACTGTAGCATATTTAAAATTAATTAACGCTTTTTTACCAGTAGGAACAGTGTAAATTAAGTTATGCGCTCTAGAAGTATTAGAATTTAATGTATACTGGTTATATATAAGTTTAGTTCTTGGTAAATTTTCAATAATTTGTCTACCCATTGTCTTATTCCTCAAATCCATAGGCACTGGCAGATATGTTTGCCGTGTCAGTTCGCACCACAAGTTGTTTAGTTGCTTGCATTACAATTCCTGTACGCTCCAGTACTCCTTTAGGTGGTAGTATTGTTTCATACTCAATATATTCTGCATTACCGATTGAACCTGATGCACACAATCCTACTCGTATTGCGGCTGAAGCAGTTCCCCTGTTTACTAAAGACAAAGTTAAACTTGCTGTCTTAGATGCAGGAACAGTATAAATACTAGTATCTGTATTAACACTTGTTATATCCGTTTGCCCTAATATGCCTGATGCCATAGTTTAATCCTCACATTGATCCAAAAAAATACGCTTTGCCGTTACTCGTACCTCCTGCTGGAATTTCTACACTGCTCCAGCTTGTTACGCCATTTCCATCTGTGCTAAGAAACTGCCCAGAGGTTCCAGTATTTGGAGGCAAAGTAAGTGTTGGGTTGCCGCTAAAATTTGCATGTGCTGGCGCTTTTAAGGCAACATAATGCGCATTATTTACTTCGCAATACATTCGAATCTCTGATTGCGTGCCAGTGTTTTTAATCCCTAAAACACCATCGGCTATAGAGTTTGATCCCATAGTAAGGTCGCCACCCAAAGCAGGCGTCGTGTCTTCTGATAGTTCGGTTATGCCAGCATCTTGCGCTGACCAGTTAGTGCCATCAGATGTTAATATTTGACCGTTATTACCAGCAGATATAACTGCTAAGTTCTTGTCAGCTACATCTCTTGCTCTAGTCATTATTCACTTTCCTCACTTGTGGATACTATAGGAGGCCATACATTCCAAAGCCCCTCATCACATTTGACAGCAAACTTATGACGTTGGGCATCATTTACCCAAGGCTCTACGGACAGAGGATTGTAATTGGGAAGATTAATAAAAAATTTAGTTTCTGCCGTAAAACCTTCATAGTCTACTGTTACGTCAATACCGCCATCTTCATTTTCTGTTTCTGTTATTGGCGGGCGAGTTTTTGCAATTGTTGAAGATGAAAGATGCTCGTCAATGGTCGTTTC